GTTTATTATGTAGGATGGCAATTCGTTGATCAGGGCCCGATCCACGCTGGCAGTGCTGTTGACATAGATGGGTCGTGGCTGGCCCTTGGCCGGGACAGTGAGACTGGCATAACTGTTGGGGAACAACTTGATCGGATTCAGTAGATCAGCCATGGTTGTGATACCCAAAGTGGTCACTTTTAACACACTCAGTATCTGTGCTAGATCGTTGCCGGTGATCTGTTGCATGGCAGTGTACATGAGGCGTTGTATGCTGTCAGTGACACTGATTGTGGGGTCAACAAGACCAAGTACCACGTTGACTGGTATACCCACTGCCACAAACATGATGCTGACACTGGGTATGGCGCCAGTCACACTGTATATCTGTTGTATTAGACCCAGCGGACTGCCAAAATTGCCCAGATCGTTCAAGTTAATCAAGTCTCCCAGATTGGCCAGATCCTGACCAAAAGCCTGAGTGGCCAAGTTCACTGTGGTGATATCACCCGTGATGGTATTGTTCATGCTGGTAAATGTGTTGCCCAGATAGGTCTGGCTATTGATGGCCGAATTGACAAAGATCGCAGTCAGATCCACATAGCTTTGTGCCTGGCTCAGGGCCTGTGCAAATTTGGTAAGATCCCCTTGACCCATGTACAATGTAGCTGTGTTGCTCAGCAGTCCAGTAAACAAGGTGGTATCCACGGTCAGAGTGGTGTAGCCGGTGGGCAGGCTGTCAGCCAAGGCCGGACAGGTGTTGCTGGCCAGGCTCTCGAGACTTTGTATGGTCACATTGGAAAGATTGGCCAAGGTCGAATTGGCCAAGGTACTCAGCAGATTGCCGATTGGATCGGTGCTGTTGTAGGTGCCAATGGCCGTGGTCAGGGCCGCATTGGCTGCAAGGCCTGTGTTTTGCAACAGACCGGCTGCGGCATCCAGTTGCAGTGCAGTCAGGTAAGTGACAGTCAATTTACAATCCTGCTATGACGGTGAAGGCCCCGGTCACACGCGGATGGCCGCAGGTGTCAATAGTGCCAGCTGTGGTTATGGGACGGAATCCGGCCAAGATGGTGGGACTGTTGGTAGTGGTCACGGCTGCACAGTGCAGTGCACCGCCATCTTGGCCACAGGGAGGATGTGGACTGACCAGACTGCCCACAGTGGCTATGGGCCTAAAATTGACCAACACAGTGGGCTCGCCGGTTAGAATCACTCCTCCGCCCACATCAGCATCACCCACACGTTGTACAAAGCCTGGCATGTTATCCCATCAAGATCTTGTTGCGCACTGGCTTGATGCCAGTGGTGGCTTCTAGATAGCTGTCGCATACTTCTTGTCTGGCCACAGCATACAGTGCCACCTGTGATTTATTTATAGTGACTGGTTCGTCGGGGCCGACTGTGAATAAACTGTTGACCATGTTGATTCCTTCACGTCCGGGAATTACCGTGAGCGGTCTGATCACGGTGTACGTGTCCACATCTTCAGCGACCACCTTGGCCACTATTTCGTCACCGTTGGCTATCTTGATGGTGTAAACTTGATCTAGAGTAAGCATGCTATCCTTGTAAAAGTTGTCGAAGTTCGTTAAATCCACCTACTAATTTATCGTCTAGAAAAATCTGTGGCACAGTTCTGGCAGAGGGCACAGCGGCCATGAGGTCCTCGCGGTCCCATCCTTGGTTGATGTTTCTTTCTTCGTATTCGATACCTTTGAGTTTCAGCAAGTTTTTGGCCTGATCACAATAGGGGCAGTGATTCTTTGACCATACGATGGCTTTCATTTTTGTTCTCCTTTGAGTTATTATAGCGCAGGTAATGCGTCGTAATCTAGAACATCACTCATGACTCCGATCACATAGTTGGTGCTTTCTGACTCTTGCAACGCTGTCTGTTTGTTTGATGTGTTCACATGCTTGTTGAACCATGGCACCGGCGTAGTACGCGGTGCCGGTGAGCGATACTTGATACCAATTTCTTTTAGCGCACCCACAGCAATGAAATCTACAAAATCTTTCAGTATGTTGGCATTGAGACCAATTACTGGTCCTTTCTGGAACAGATAGTCGGCCCAGGCCTTTTCTTCTCGTATCACGTCTGCGTACATGGCATAAACTTCTTCCTCGCAGTCGATGCGTGCTTGTGCAAATCTGGGATCTTCTTTGACCACTTGGTTGATGATCCAAGCTGTCCAGTCCTTGTGCAGGATCTCATCCTGTAGGATCAAGCTGATGATGTTGCCGTTGCCAATAAAGATGCGATTCTCCACCATGGCCAAGCTGGTAGCAAAGCTGACCATGAATCTGAATGCTTCCAGCCCGTAACTGGCATTGAGTGCCAACCAGATAGCACGGATGTGTTCCTGTTCGTCTACGTTGAGCTCTATTTCTTTGTTGCTGTTCAGTCGGTGCAAGCGATCATAGTAAGTTCCGATGTTGGATGCCATGCCCACTATCTCTTCGATGTCGTGTATTCTATTGAACTCGTCCTTGGGCACATTGTAGATGTTGCGAATGATATGACTGTAGCTGCGACTGTGAATGTTTGTTTCCATAAACGACCACACCATCACCAGTGCTTCGAGTTCAGGAATGGAACATACAGGACTGAACACTTGCACTGGACCACGACCTTGCAAACTATCTAAAGCAGTCTGTCGCAATAAATTACTTGTAAAGATATGACGAACTGTGTCACTTGCCTCTTTAAAGTCGTTAGCATCTTTGGTTAACGATACTTCTTCAGGTACCCAAAAGAACCCTCTTTGTTCCTGCTCAAACTTACCAAGTTTTTGATATTTAATTTCTTCAAACCGTTGTATTGTGACAGGTCCAGCAGGATCGAGGAACATTTTCCTGCGTGTATAATCTGTTTTTGTTGATAAATCATATTGCGCTCGTGACATATTTTTCCTTACAGTTGTCAAAGTGCCAACGACTCATTGATAAGAATCCGCCTTCTTTTTTACAATGCGGACATACTTTATTAGCTCGCGGCTTTAATTTCATTGATGCTTTAGTTTTGTTTTTTGATTCTTCTTTGTGTTTAGCAGGTCCATTACCGCCATTAGCCCGTTGTGCTTTACTTATTATTAGATTAGTGTAAATCTGTTGATAGTTCATAGTTTACAGGCCACACAATCCTCCTCAGATTCGTCAAAATCGATCACTTCCAACTCAGTTGCTTCCTCGTCATCTTGGCCTTTACTACCTTGTTTGTTTATTAGTGAGTAGTATAGAGTTTTGAGGCCAAACTTATGGGCCAACATCAAGTTCTTGGCAATCAATGTAGTAGGAACTTTTCTATCTGGATAGTGTGCAGGATTATAGAAAGTATTTGAACTCAGGCTTTGATCCGTGTATGCCGCAATAACAGCTGCGGTTTTAAGATATTCAATACAGTCCTTCTGATCCCACATAAGTTGATATTTTGATTTTAACTTGTTGTATTCAGGAGCCACCTGGATGAGCGATCCTGCTTTTGATTCTTTGACTGTAATAAGGCTCATGGGCATCTCAATGCCGTTGGTTGAGTTGATTACTACACTGCTTGATTCTACAGGTGCTACAGCCATAACAGTGGCATTACGAACGCCGTATTGTTTCATTTGCTCACGCAAGGCTTCCCAATCAAGCTCTGGCGTAAAGTTAGTAAGTTCGTTTACACCGGCGGCTCTTAATTCCCACGGGAATATTCCTTGTCCGTATCGTGTTTTAGCAGAATGTAAACAAGCTCCTCGCTCCTTAGCAAGTTCCACAGTAGCTTCTGTTAAGTAATACGCTTGGTGTTCGGTCCAAGTTTTAACTTCGGCTAATGCTTCCGGGGTTCCGTATTTTAATCCACGTTTAGCGTGCCAATAGGCCAAGTTAGTAATACCAATGCCAATAGGGCGAATCTCATCGTTGCTTAACTTACTCTGAATAGATAAGAAGTCTTGATAGTCAAGTATGTTATTCAGTGAACGCAACAAAATTCTATTTGCTCTACGCATATCTTCTGGATTGCGGAATGCTCCCCAGTTTAGCGATCCCAAGGTACACAAAGCGATTCTGCCCTCGTCGTCGTCTAGGCGTTTAAAGCTCTTGGTTGGCAAAAGAATTTCACAGTTGTGTACCAGGATATTGTTGGCAAAGAAACATTCTGTTTCAGGAACAGACAAGTCATATACATCTGTAGGTTCTACTTTAATTTTTTTAATTTTAATCATACTTTTATTCTTCCTAATACATAATCTATATTATGTTTACAAAATTCTTTTTCGTTTGTAACTTTTACATTCTGTATACCGTTGTTGTACCATCGATGTTTTTTCGAATGTTCTGCGGCAGCTTTTCTTTGTTCTTCACTTCTATGATATGGGCTGTATTTGATATTTAGATTCAAATTTTTATTTGTCTCGTTTATTAGATTTTCTAAAGAGCCAAATTTGTTACCTACCCAAGCCAGTGATATTTTTTTGAACTCCACAAACTCTTTTTTCATATTGTCTCGTAATAGATGCAATTTTAGGTATCCTTCTTGGTAATTAAATTTCAACACATAACTCGTCAGTTTCTACTAAATCGTCTGCTCTCACATAGCCTCGGTTTTTAGTAAAAACTAGATGATCACCAGTACATCTT